TGCCACAACTGATGCAAGGTCTGCTTTTGAGATCTTAATTTGATTACCGTTGGCGTCTTCTGCGTACACGAATGCTCCGTCTGCTGCAGTCGGAAATTCATTCATTTTTTTGTCTGACATAGTAATAATGTTTTTAATGTTTATAAAATTGTTTTTATGTAGTTCTTGTATTGGGTTGCCGACGGGTATAGTCTCCAGTACTTGCGTCCTAGGTCGTACTTGTCAAGGTTGCGGCCATTATAGTCCATCCAGTAGTAGTCCTTGAGCTCATTGGCATATGCCTCACCTTCGTACTTGTTAAGGTAGTATGATGATGGCGCAAGGGGATTGTGTTTGACCCAATTCCATAGATAGGAGATGTAGTATAAAATCCATGAGCCTTTCCATTTTGCCTGTGCGAGATGGATTCGCTCGTGATTGATGACTAGACAGTCAATCTTGTCAGTGCTATCTTCCCTTTGGATAATGGTGCCGCACCACATAAGTGCTGCATATCCCTGGAAAGGGAAATGTTTCATCTTCTTCACTGTCACAGCATCTGTCTTCCCGATAGATGTGAACAGCATCTTAATAAGTGTAAACAGTTCTTTTATCATATTTTATTCTTTAGGAATTTCTTCGTTTTGGTCGAAGAAAACATTAAAGTATGTATTGATTGTCTCAACAGCCTGCCCTAATGCATAGCGGACTATTCTCTGAGAATATATTGTCTGATGCACATTGACCGCCGGGTTATTAGGGTGCATAGGAGGTGTGGCCCCATCTACTGATACATAGGTTGGCCTCTCGTTAAGGGGGATATAAGAATCCTCATTTACTTCAACATACCATCCGTCTGGTATATTGGCATCTTTGCTTTGGGCTGTAAATACCTTACGGTCGTTGAGTTGGTCGTTCATGGCCTCTCCTATGTAACCGGAGAAGAACTGGTAGTAATCAGTACCAAGTCTGTAGAAAGGCCATTGTACAGTCTCCCAGTTGGTGCCTGAAAATACTCCTGCGATATCAGTCCCAAGAAATGCCATACGGAGTGTAAACCAACTGTCATTGGCTCTTTTGACCGCAGATATGCCATTAGGTCCAAGATCATACAGCAATGTCCCGTCATTGTCATAATAACACAGTACAGCCAGGCCTTCAGCATTGATACCAATCTCTATGTTTTTAGCCTTTGAGCCGAAGAACTTGACCAGACCGTCTTCTGCTTCCATTCGGCATCCTCCTCGGGCAGTCCTGAACTTCTCTGCCGTGACAGCCCCTTTTTCAGTCACTGCGAACGGTGCAACATCTTTATCTTCCTTGGTGGCTCCTGCCCAGAATCGTGTTTTATCACCTTCGATTGTGCCAGACATCCCGGCTGTTACTGTACCATCGCTTTTCTTGGCCAGAAGGTCATTACCTTGCAGCAGGTCTATGTGAGCAGATTTGCCAATAATTATATTGGTAAAAATTGCAGGAACATTCATTGAGAATTCTTCCCAGAATATCGCGTTGCCTGGTGCGTTATCATCAGCTGACACATGAGTAACCTTACACTTGTAAACATCCCAGCCGGATGCAGCAGTGTTGGAGCTGACAAATGCTACATCAAGGTATCTGGTGCCAGTAGTTGCAGCTTCATCATTGCGCCATTCATAGCCTGCTTGCCACTCTGCATATCTTACTATGCAACCAGGTAAACCAGGCATACCATTGGTGCCAGCTATTCCCTGTGGACCTTGAGGACCTTGAGCACCATCTTTACCGTCCTTTCCATCCTCACCTTTTTCTGCAAGAAGATCATACTCGGCAGTGTTTACAGTACCTGTGAGGATATATCTTCCATCCTTCCCGACAATTCTATTCCCGGACTTATCCAACATGGTGAAAAGGGGAGGGTTGGAGGTCTCCACCTTGGCCACATATGACGAACCGGCCATTTGAACAATACCCAACTTAGGAACGACAAGCCCTGTTCTCCAGTTACCATGGGCAGACATACTATCCCCCTGTTCTCCCTTCTCACCTTTGATTTTGGACCACTTATATTTTTTGTAGTCTGTACTGTCGGCAATGGTAAAATCAGTATATTGGCCGATATACTCTTTGTTGGCAGAATCAGTCACTGAGAATCCTACAGAACCATCCGCACTGTTGGCGTATGCAATGTGCAGATAAGAAGTCTCACCATTGGTTCCATTCACGCCAGGGATACCATTCTCACCCTTCTCTCCTTGGGCTCCTTTTACAAGGATCCATTTGTAATCACTTGGGTTGGTTGAGTCTGTAGGGTTATTGTCAACATATGTACCTATGTAATCACCCCCGGTCTCATTCATCCCGGAACCTTGGGCATCGGATGCATATTTAACGTGGAAGTATGTAGACTTTCCATCAGCTCCAGGAGTGCCGGGTATTCCCTGATCTCCTTTTTCTCCCTGCAGACCTTGCAATCCCTGTATTCCATCACGGCCATATTTGTAAAAGATTGCCGGTTTGGAGAAGGTACTCCATTTGCCATCTTTCTTTGTCCTTACTGAACCATATTCGTAAGGAACAGCTTCAGTCACCCCTTGTGGGTTATCGGTCCAACCAGATGGAATATATTGGTCCTGCTGAATTGAATCAGGCGCAGATATCTCCTGTTCTGTTACAGACAATTTGAAGATCCATTCGTAATCTTTACCATCCTTGCCATCCTTGCCGGATTCAATCAACTTGTCATACTCAGCTGTATTGACAACACCAGTAAGTATGTAACCTCCATCCTTCCCGACAATTCTATTCCCTGCAGAGTCCAACATGGTGAAAAGTGGAGGGTTTGCTGTTTCCACTTTGGCAACCCACATTACGCCACCCATTGTGAAGACATCCATTTTGACTGCAGGCATCTTGTCGGTAGACCACTCTCCGCGCTGATTGTAAGAGATTCCATCTTCGCCTTTCTCTCCCTTCTCTCCAGAGATACGGGCGCAAGTCCACGTTTCAGGCTCTGTTGCAGGAGGTATGACGATGCCTGTACGCAACCATAGGTGCTGACCCTTAGGTACTGGTGGTGGTGCATCCTGCCATCCTAATGTTGGAGCTTCAGTCAATGAATCATTTACTGCAAATTCAAATACTGGATATTCAGAAGCAACACCATCTTCACCCTTTTCGCCCACAATTCTAATAACACCGGTCCATGTACCATCTCCCACACGCTGTCGCATGTATATATCATCGGCGGCAAATGTTGTATGCCAAGATTGGCCATCGGCTGAATATTGCACCTTCAGACCGTCACCATCCTTACCATTGGTCAAGTCTGGAGTATCCAACAGTAAAAACCATGAGTCGTTAAGAGTTGTGGAAGCTAAAATATAATAGCCATCTGAAGTGGTAATGTAATTACCGTCTTTATCTATAACCAGTGGATAAGGAGGCTCAGATGTTTCCCTGTTGGATATAATAATCTTGCCGGCAAAAGAGAGCATAGAGTTAACAGGGTATGGAACCTTGCTGCTATCCCATTTTGAACCTGGTGTGATTGACGAACCGGATTTTACCTGGCACAACCATGCAGGATCATTCGCTGAAGGTTCAGTATTTGTCCCGTTCTCTGCCACACACAACCATAAAGATCCTTTATGAGAGAAACGGTCATAATATGCAGCCGTTGTTCCTGCCACCCATGCACCTCTGTCATTGGCCGTCAACACAGGGGTTCCATCCTCCTTTACTTGCTTGAATACACCGGTGAGGTACAGATTCCTTTGATATGATGAATAGCCGGCAAGGTCCAACCCAAAAGCACTTTTGAGATTTGATAAGTCACCCTCTTGCTTTGCTATATTTTGAATACCAATCTCCCAAGTATTTTGAGAAATCAGGTACCTGGTATATGTTCTTGTCTCATATACAGATGTCTGTCTGTCAACATTGGTAAAGTTTCCATAGCAGACAAAGTTCATGAACTCCATTGGGTGCAGCTGCTTGCTCCAATTCTCAGAAGTTGGCCTCAAAGCATAGCGGAACTGTTTATGGTGCCATGCGATACCATTCCCATCTGAGTAATCCAGCACTTCGGTGATTCTGAAATACACAGTGCAGAATCCGGAGAATTCTCTGTTTCCACGGCCATCATCATAATCTGCAGTCGCATTGGCACTCTTGAGATCAAAATTGTGGAAGATACCCATACAGATATCACCAACAGCAATTGCCCCAATCTCTCCCTCCTCCAGTTTCAGCCAGGCGGTTCCGGTATCAGCATCAGGATCCTGTTCCACACGCTCAATTATACCGGCACCAGGAGCTCTCCACTTGTCTCCCACCTTTACTTCAACTCTGTTGAATCGTAGTTCCGGCACCTCCAGGAAGCGGCGGATTGTCAATGATTCCATCTCACCATTGCCATTTTTATCAATCCTGGCACCACGCCCGGTCAATCCACCAACATACCCCTTTGTCTCAAAACCGTCTTCCCCAATAACCTTGCCTGAAACTGCAAGGTTCTTCCCGACAACAAGGTCACCGTTATCATTCAATGAAAAAAGACGCAGCACATTGATATGCTCCTGAACCAATTGGTCAAGAATGGCCTTATTGGCGTGGGAATGGGCTGAAGGTTGAATTGCCTCCAGAGCATATAACTGTATATATGATTTAAGCGCCCCAATGGTTATCTTGTACCAGGATTCAGTATATGGCGACTGTACCGGTATTTGCAGAAAATCCTGGAGTTCGGCTTCCAGAAATTCAGATAGCCGGGGCGCTAAAAAAAAAAGACTGTCGGGAGTTTTTATCTCCAGTGGAGCAGCAAGCGTCTCTACTCTTGCAAGGTTTTGGAATCCTCTGTCTTCGGCATATTTATATGAGAAAGTAAATGAATTCAGAGACTCCATATTGGAGACACTGACATTACTTTGGGTAAGCACTATACTCCTCATCTGGCCATCTTCCACAGCATACGCCTTTTTCGTATTCCAGAAATCCTTCAGCCAAAGGATCTCCCTTGCACTCTTATAACCTGTATCCTGGGAATATGTCCTGTCAATTGTTCCGGACGCACTTTCTAATGTATCATTGTACTGTACATTCTCAAAGGTAGTAGAAGGGGCAATAAGATTCTCTCCTGTAAAAACAGCGCTGTCTATACCTCCCAGCGTGTTTTCAAACAAAAAGAACTTATCTTCAGGAAAATTTTCTGTCATAACATACCTCTGCACGTATGACATAAGATTCCCGACAGCATCCTGCACATACACATCAAAGTAACCCAACCTATCCCCTGAGGTGATACCCCATATATGGGCAAACTGGGTATTCACCGTTACACACTGTCCGGAACTTACAGCAGCCAGGACTGTTGTTGCGGTACCGCCATCATTCAGATATGATTTGACAACAATATTAGCAGAGTTTGCTGAGGCGTTGTAATAAGTAAGCCATTGGGGTTGTGCGTAGCGTACTTCCATAACCTGAGGCTGCCAGGTAAGGAAATTACCGGACAGAAACGCAGATGCAGATGTATGCAGATTGGCTACGCCGCATTTTACAGCCCTGAAGGAGATATCAGTATCTCCAAGCATAGCTGTAAAATCTCCCACAAGGGTATCTTGAGAAAACGATGCTGATGATGACAGAGTAAAGCGGAGGTTGCTGTGTACAACCTCTTTCATTGATATGGTAATGATGCCATCTGCATCCGGACGGTACTGGTTGTCCACAAGCAAATCCTCTCCCTTGTACAGACGGAATCTTACCACATCAGAACTGGATATTACCAGATCCTTTATATTCCCGGACAAAGAAAGAGCATCCGGTTGCTGCTGTATTACCATAATTTTTCAGTTCTTTACTCAAAAATATGGCTATGGCACCGGATAAAAAAGGACACTATTTCACCACAGATTCATACCATACTTTAATGGATTCGTAGTGTACTTCTGTAATCACATCTACTGATGTGGTCTTCTTTATGGTAACTATAATGCCTTCCTCTGAATGATGCGTAGTCTGGCCAAGTTCGGTAGGTGGAGCAAGGGTATTTGACCAGTCAGTCTGTTCCTCTTCATACTCCCAGTTCTTTACCTCATACTGCGATTGGGTACTCCATTTCTCAAGGACATCTTCCACATTGGTTTTTCTCTCCCATTTGTACAACTGTTCAGAGATTACCGGCAGTGAATCTTCCACGGGATTGAGCAATTGAGGTACCACTGTGTATTTGGATTCCTGGCATACAAGATTACGTCCAACATCGTATGTTATTGAATTCATCACCAGTTGCTGACCCCGGAAGAATTTCAATGAGTCCAGGCGCAATCGTTGTAATTTCTCCGGTTGGAAATCAAATTTGCCGGATATCTCTGGAGCGGCATTCTGCAACAGACCATTGTATTTCTCCCAGAACAGGCTGTACATATCCGAATAATTGAGTCCCCAGGAGTTCCACTCATCACCCAGGTTGTTGTATCGTTGATTGGTAGCCAGATAATAACCTGCTTTAATCTCAGTTCTTGATGCCGCCAATCCAGGAGCAAAAGCCAGGATGATATCTTGGGTACCATCAGAGTCTGTTTCTCCGTTGTAACTGGTGTTGGGATGTCTTTTCTCCCCGATATATGGGGCTACAATGGGACGGTTCCTGTAGGCAGAATCTTTCACATAGGAAATCATCCCGTATGCAGCATCTACAGCCTTATACTCAACAGTCTCAAGGCTCTTCATACAGTAGTTGAAATTGTTGGTGCCAAGATGCTCATACGAATACCTCTGGGTTGTGGTATTATAGGCAGAACGGTAGAATCTGCCCAGAGCCTTGCGCAGACATACACCCAAGCCATCTTCCGCAAAACTCACTTCAGATACTGCTGAACATATCGGATATTTCTTTACAAACTCGTGGAAAGTATCCTCTGCTGGATCTGCATCATCCAAGTCATTGTTGCTCTCCAGATGGATCTGCTTTGGATCAGGATAGGTGATGGATATATTTCCATCCAGTATTCCCGACAGATCCATATCAGGAGTACCGGACAATATATCCTCATAGAATACCAGGTCTGCAACCTTTTGCTCTGGATACACAAATACCTGCGCGTGGAATCTCGCATTCAGGAAGTCCAGGAACTCGGTGAGAGTACATGTAGGGACTATGTCCGATATTTTCAGTGTCCCCTTGCACAGTGCGTCTGCTGCATTGTGGAGCATGATGATCTTCTTTAGGGTAGGATCCGTAAGGAATTTGTTGTCCCGTAGTGTATAGCCCATCTGCCGCATCAGTTGCTGAAGGAACTTTCCAAGGTAGAAGAATGGGGCCACCCCATATCCGGCAGGCACACGTATTGATTCTCCATTCTCTATAATTGTCCGGCTCTTGTACAACAGTGGCCATACAGCATCAGAGGATGTAACATCCACATCATTGAGGAAAAGGTATGAAGTTCCGGAATCATTATCCTCCTTATTCACCGCTACAGTTGCAATGGTGAACCAGTCATCAGTTTCCCCTGCAGCACAGGATAGGAGGTGAGTAACCCATTTCTCCGAAGAATTCAGATCATCCCGGACAACGCCAGCAAAAATTTCTGTAAGTTTTTTATCCTTGTAAGAGGTGTACATATCGCTCTCATCAAGGGCCAGCGAGGCCGATATCCCGGAATCCCTGCTTACCGTATCCACTATAAGAACTCCATCCTTATGAATGATGCCAGCTTCCAATTTGGCAGATAGTTTACGCAAGAAACCTTCCGAATGACCTATGAGTTCCGGCCGGCCAAGTTTTTGTAACGTATCCTGAGATATCGGTAGGGTTACCGGAATTGTAGCAGTACCATTATCACCGTAAAATGGTGATTCTTTCTCAACAGAGAATGAAAAATTGTCGGGAAGGGCCAACTGCCCTTTGGATGTTATAAGTCTCATGCCCGTTTGGATGTTGCTTTTTTGAATCTATTATATACTTCAGATGCTGCCTGTTGGTCAGAGAATACGGTATATGCCTTTATAGGGTTATCCTTCAGATACCGCAAAAGGGCCAACAGTTCTTGCAATAATACTGTCTCTTCAGGTGAGCCTCCAGTCACATACCCACCGTTGGCATAACCTGGAAGGGAATTGTGTCCGCCGGAACTTCTTACCCTCATTGCCTCAATAGTATGTATCATATCCTGGACTATTGGGGTACGCATAAGTGGCTGCGGTACCACATACTCCCCTCGGTGTACGATGCCAGCCGGCTCAAGACGGCCACCATCCCCTGTATATCCACCATCTGAAAATCCGCTGGTAAGCAACCTCTGTTTGGTGGTACCGGAAGAAGAGGATCCGGAACCCACACTCTGGTTCTTGATGGCATTGCGCTGCGCTACGGCCACAGCAATCTGCGCGGCAGTGGTAGCTCCAACAAGAACAGAGGCCGGGATGGCTGCCACCAGAGGAAGATCTGCGTATTGTCTGGCAATTGCTATTGCACCATTAGAGATAGCCTGGGCAATCTGAATACCCATATTGGCATCGGCATACTTCTTCTGCAGATCCAGTTTCTTTTTCTCATATTTTTTCTCAATGGCCTCGCGTTTTTCGGCATCATCTCCAGCTGCTGCCAACTCCTCCTGCATCCTGGCATCCAATAGACTCATCTGTGCATCCTGAAGACCACTGAAAGCATCGGCCACAGCATTGAAATGGCTCTGGTACTCCTGTACCTCACCTGCAAACTTGTTGGCCTTCTGTGCCCTTTCCTGCTGCTCATACTCCTTAATCATCTCCAGTCTCTTCTGCTCATACAGCTCCTCAGTAATGAGTTTCATATCCAGCATAGCCTGAAGGTCGGCAAGTTCAGTGTTGAGTTCCCCCTCTGAACCCACACCAGGGAACAACTTCTTGGATTTGCCTGACAAGCGTTTGAACTCCTGCAGCTCTGTCTGGATCTGTTTTTGGACATCTGCATCCATCTGGGCAATAACCTTGGCCATCTCCGCCTCTTCAGCCTTCATTGTGGCAATCTGCTTGTCTGCAAGCTGCTTATATAATGCATCGGTGGACTTCCCGTACAAGGCATTAATCTCAATCTTCCTGTAAATATGCTCCAGTTCCGCAGACTCAATCCTGGCAGCATACTCCTTATAATCAATCTCCATATTGTCATAGGCCAGTTTTGCCTCCTGGATTTGCCTTGAGTAAGCATCCTGTGCAGCCAGAACCTCCTTGTCATAAGACTCCTTCTTCTCCTTCTCCGTCTTTGTGGCCAGGTCCTTTTCTGTCTGTGCAGTCTCAGTGCCAATCTGCTTTACAAGAGTGTTCCTCTGCCTCAAGGCCCTCCTCTGCATTCTGGAGACCTCTCCATCCACCCCAAGCCATTTGTTGTATGAATTCACATACCCCAGTATAACCTCATCATTGGTAAGGTTGTACTTCTGTATGGCAGATGCTGCAGAAGCAAGGACCTGAGGGGTTTCCTTATACTTGTCATTGAGTTTCTGGATTGCAGCCTCTGTAGCTGCTATAACAGAACTGTAGTCTATATTGGAAAATGACCATCCTCTATCACCTCCGGCAGTACGGGTGGATTGTGATGCTTTTTTCTGATCCTCCAGCTGCTGCTGCAGCTCAAGCAATTTAGTGGCATCAGTAATGGCCTGGCGGTTGGCGTGATAATTGTCAATAAAGAATTCCTTCTCGGCATCTGACATCTTAGTGAAATGGGTGTACTGCTGATTATAGGCATCCATTTCTACCTGTGCAGTGGTCTTCCTTATCTTCCCAATTTCATCATACAATTCTATGATTTTATTGGCAGCTGCTATGCGCTGCTGATTGGAAAGATTGATATTGTCCATCAATTCCTGCTGCAGGGCAATCTCGTTTTGGATCTTGGTCTCCTGGATTGTCTGAGAGTTCTGCAATTCAAAAACCTCATCAAGCACACTTTGGAATTGCTTTCCTGCAGTATATGCATTAAGCATATTGGAAAACAAATGGCTCCAATCGCCAGTACTGAATGTTTGCAACATAGATTTATAGGACCACTGAATACCTGTAAAAGTATGTTGCACCATATCTCCCAAAACTTGAGTCTCCTCAGATGCCCCTTTAAAAATTCCAATAACACCGGAAGCAAGTGCACTAAAGAAGGTAGTCTTGGCCGGCAGCATAGAGAATATTTTAGAGAAAGAACCGGATACTTCCTCAGTACCGGCCGTAACCTCCTTGTATCTTGCTCTAAGGTCCTTAAGTTCAGAATTGTATTTTTTCCAAGCATCAGGATTAAGTTCCTTGCTGGTATTATGCAAAGCCCTTGTAACCTCCCCCATACGCTGCTTGAGTTGGTTGGCACTCATACTGTTTATATCCAAGGCAGCAGTATAACTCTTCACCTTCCCCTCCGCCTCCTTGAGTTGTTTGTTTTTATCCTTAATGATCTTGTGAAGTTCTTTGCCTTCTTCGGTATTATGCTTTTGTTGCGCCTGCAGTATAACATATGCCCGGTTCAGGTTCCCCAACTCCTTCCTAAGAATAATGGCATCATTCTGGGATTCCTTTATTTTCTCCTGGAACTCACTGTCTGTAACCTTTATCTCTGCCTCAAGCAAAATCTTATCAATATCCACCATAAACAATCTGTTTTAAGCAAATTAACTACAGCATAGGGCATAAAAAAAGGACAGGGAACCGGTCCCTGTCCTTAATACAAAAGATGTATAAGCAACTTATTTAAATATCTGTTTAAGCAGCTCAATAGCGCCCCAGGTAAGGAATCCTATGATTAAACAAAAAATAAACATAAAAACTGCAGTACCAAAATTACCGAACAACATACCAACTATAACCCCTACTACAATTGAAGAAATAAGTATAGTTCTTATCATTTCTCATTCAAATTATGTGTTATTACTCTCCTTACATATCCGCCAACTGCATACTTCAGTCTGCGGTAGATACCTCCATACAGATAGCCATACACATACTTGTTGTAGATAGGCTCGTAGTTCTTCTTTTTCTTGCCTCCTCGTCCTTTCTTCATATCCAGGAAGCGGATGTACAGAGGGTACTGGATGGTCATCTTCATATTGGCCACTGTAGGCTTCTGCCCCAAGGAACTCAACAGCGCTCCGGTGCGGTTGGCATAGTACACTGTGGCAATCATTTTCTGTGTGGCCAGCAACTGCTCCCCTTGTTCCATCAGCAGCCCGTTCAAAGTATGTATATAGTTCTCTGTTAGCATATCACAAAGTTAATAAATTTCGCTGAGACATTCTATAGCCCTGTGCAGAGGGCCTAACACCTGCCACTTGTGCTTCTTCCAGATATCAGCCAAATCTTCATCCACTTGATTGAGTACACTGCTAATGGAATCCATATAAGCCCTGGTCAGCTTATCCCAATTGGCAATGGTAACATCCTTCTCCCTCTGGCGATAATGTTCAACCATATTGTCGGCCTCCAGAATCAAATTATCATAGGACTCAATCAAAAGAGATGCAAGGTAGAGGAACTCTACCGGCTCAATACTGCGGCATTCCCCAGGTTTATACTTTGGGGACTTCCCAGCTGAGAGTTTGGACATCCTCATATCAAACTTATCCATATCAAAAGTGTTTTCCGGCAAGCACTTCAGAATGGATACCAGTTGCCCAAGTTCCGGGATATTGCCCAATAATGGTGTCAGATCCGCATCTTCAAGGACCCTTTCAATCTGTGCACCTATATATCCGAAATACCACATGGTACCGCCAAGGGCATCTGCCCATAACCCTGTATAATTACTGTTCATTGCTATTCCTCCTCATATATACATCAGCATAAGCAGACCTATCCCATGCCTGGGCCAGAACCGGATCTGCCTTTGCCAACAGTTTATAAATTGACACCTCAAAACAATTGGAAAGTTCATTCCATTCCGGTATCAGCTCTTTGAGCCTGCCGGATCCGTTGACGCTCCGGAAAGATGACAATTCTTTCTCAAGAGAATAAAAATGCTCCATAAGCAGTTTGGCATAGGCCAAACACTCAATATCTGTCCTACTCTTATCCATTACTGTTCCTCCTTACAGTTAAAGATCATATAATCCACATCTGGGAGAGGCCTTCTGATTACCATGGATGCAATCTTGAGTTTCATTCTGTCCTTGAGGCTTACTGCTTCTGTGGCCAGTTCAATGCTTGAGGCGTGGAGCAGGGTGTAAGAGTAACTGTCGGTGTTGGTCTTAAGGAGTACTCCGTACCAGTCATCGGGAAGAGTTGAGATGATGAACCCTGGGGTTACATCTGAAGTGGTGGTTGATACAATGGCACCTACCTGGTAGGTGTGGGCAACGGCTGCACCTTGTGCAGTACCGGTTGCAAAAGCATTAGTGGTTTGCATAACTAATAGCGTTTTACAAGGTTATTAAATAAAAAAGCAGTCTTTAGGGTTGCAAACCACATCTCGCTAACGAAATGCTCATGGCCCTTTCGGAACCAACGCCCATAGACTGCTAAACTTACTTTCTGCTTAAAGTTCGTTAGCCAGATTGTATTGTTAAGATGTGATTTGCAAAACAAAGATAATAATAAATTTTCCTTTTTTGCAAAAAAAATAAAAAAGATGATGAACCCTGGGGTTACATCTGAAGTGGTGGTTGATACAATGGCACCTACCTGGTAGGTGTGGGCAACGGCTGCACCTTGTGCAGTACCGGTTGCAAAATTAGTAGTGTCGGTCATGACTACTTACTTTACAAGGTTATTAAATAAAAAAGCATCCGGTAGGGTTGACCGACACATATCGCTAACGAAATGCCGTTGGACCTTTCGGATCCAACACCCATGGGATGCTAAACTTACTTTCTGCTTAAGTTCGTTAGCAAGATTGTTAATATGTATCGGTCGCAACAAAGGTAAAAAGAATTTTGGAAAAAATTCCTTTTTTGGGAAAAATGTTGCAAATTCTCTTCCCGATAAAGGAAGACCTGGGGGAAAAATGGCACCTACCTGGTAGGTGTGAACAGCTGCAGCACCTTGTGCTGACTGAGCTGTAAAAGAATCAGTAGTACGCATAACTAATTATTTTACAATAAACAAAAAAAGCAACCCTTAGAGTTGCGTACTACATTTCACAAGGTGGAATGCTCATGGCCCTTTCGGAACCAACACTCATAGGTTGCTAAACTTACTTTCTGCTTAAGTCCCACCTAAGATTGATATGATAAAATGTAGTCCGCATCACAAAGGTAATAATATTTTCCAAGATTGTTCCTTTTTTGTAAAAAAATAAAAAAAGAGTCCAGTTTTACTGAACTCTTCCATTACTTTCCGCAACAATGTTTATATTTCTTTCCACTACCACAACTGCAGGGATCATTCCTGCCGGGTACTTTTGCGCTTACCAAAGGTGTGTGAGCTTTAATTCCCTTCACATAATCAATAGTCTGCTGTGATGGAACTCTAAAACTCATAACAGTCTGCCCACCAAAATTGGTAATTGAAAAATCCCCCTGAGATATAATATTCATTCCTATCAAACAGCCTGTATCTCCATTGGCAGACAATTCCTCACACTCTGTAACTTTGGTTTTAAGGGTAATTTGTTCGTTATTGAGAGTTATCTGCACATAGTACACATTAACATCTTTAGGACCATGGACGCCATTTACTACAGTCTTGGAAATGGGTATAAGTCCCAACTTTTGTGCAGTGGATTTTGTAATAACAGAATTGGTTGCACCGGTATCCCATAATCCTAAAGTGTCAACTGTAGTGGATGTAAAAGGATCACTTATATGTACATCTGTCTTAATGCAATTGACAACTGTACTGTATTTGGTGGTTAAGGCGTGGACTTTTCCCATACTATACAAAAATCACTCTTGAATGAAAAGTTTGAGTATAAGCATTCTCATCTTTTGTGCACTCTTGAATTAGGAAAGTACCCAACTCAAATTTATTGGAAGCATATTCAATTGCCTGCTCAAACGAACTAAAGGCACTTTTTACCTCCATATCTTTAATAACTAGAAATTGGTTAGGATATTTTTCAAAAAGATGTTTATAATTCTCCTTGAAATAATTGAATTCCTTCTCTAACATGATTGGTTGTCTATTTTATAAATATCTTGGAATGTAACAAGTGTATTGTTAAATAGTTGCGTCTGCAAATGTAAAAAAAATATAATTATTTTTTTTGCAAAAAAGGAACTATTTGAATGATATTTGAACAGGATTGAACAGCATTTGAACAAGAATCGTTCAATCAAGCATATTAAAATACCCTTTTAAATGATGCACAAGTACTGTAATGTGATGATGCAGCAAGTTGCCGGCAAATAAAAAAGCACCCCGGAGGGTGCTTGATGGTTTATGATATTTTCGCTACATAATCCTTAATTCTATCAGCCTGGCTTCTCGTTATATTGGTGAAACGGATTTTCTTTAAGGCCGTTTTTCCTTTATCTGAAATTAGTTTGCCAATAGAAGTGTTCAAAAACATTGAGGGTAGCGCATCTACATCCACCAAATCCAATGTGATGGAATCCTCAGTGTCATACTTGGCAATAATCATATCATACAACTTAGCCCCTGCAGTAGGATAATCTGCATCTTTAAGTATATAACTGATACTAATGGTACACATACTCACCTCCTCTAATTTAAATAATCAAAATCTAATGTATCTAATGTTTCCTCGGCCTCATAGTGATTCAGATTAATCTTGTAATACACCAATGTGCCTTTAAATTCAAAATCCATTTTTTTAGTTCTAACAGACTCCTCTTTTGTCATCAGAAATGCCCCATTACTTAATATAAGCATATTCTGGTCTTTTGTACTGCTCCCCCTAATTGAATCCAACCCCATACCACTATTGTGCAGTTTTGATTTTACTGTAAATTTAGGTTCAATCGCTTTCCTCAATGCCTCCTCATCTGACACATAAGGGAGAACTGTCCTCACTGAATTACCAATTCCTATGCCAAAATCACATACGGCAATCTGCAAAATTTGATTATCCGGATCAAACTGGATAAAGGAAAAAGCATTACCTTCAGCATAAGCATGATCACATACATTATAAAAAGCTTCAGTGATAGACACTTTTATTGATGACAGATCTTTATCCGATTTGAACTTATCCTTCAAATATTTTGTAACCTCATTCCCATACAGTTCCTTTTGCTCATCCTTCAATCTCCAAAGGTTCAAGATATTCTCATCCTCAATATGGGAGTGGTCTTGACCTCCAGCCCAATACTCCCTAAACTTAAGAGTTTGAAACAAGTAATCACCAACAGGTGTTTTACGGTCTACTTTTATTTCTACATCAAACCTGCTAATATGTTCAATCAAACAAGCAAGTGAAACTATATGAACTGGACTTAGATTCTTAACCTCAATATCAGGGAATGTAAAGACCACAGTACCACATTCATCATTATGGATACAAGCCCTGTATTCCATAACTCTGGAAAGCCATAAATCTTTATTCGTACTATTGAAAATTAAGGTTATCATCTGGATTTATCTGTAAATTTTACGCAAAAATGCAAAAAAAGTTGCAAAAAAGAAACTTTTTCGCAACTAAGGAACATGTTGATTACTATAAAGTTCAATTGATAGGGCATTGAAGCAATGATAATTATCATTGCTAATAGTTGCAAACCATCCATTCTTCCTGCCGTCTTCGTTTGGTCTTTGAGGCTGATATATGCCTTTCTATGCGGTGGATTTTCCATCCGTTAAGATTGGCATAATCCTGCACTTGAGACAGTGGAAATGTGGTGAGCATGAACTTCCCTTTCACTTTCTCCAGTACTGCCAAAAGGCGGCCCATATCGTGTTCATTGAAGGTGCCGTTGTAATGAGCGCAATCGGTCCCAAGATATGGAGGATCCACAAAGTGGAAGGTATCCGGGCTATCGTAGGTCTTTATCACCTCAATGGCATCCCGGCTCTCTATGGTAACCCACTCCAGGCGGTCACACAATGACTGTGTAATATTATCCTTGGCATTTCGCAGTTTCTTGGCCATCGCCCCTTGGAAGTCGTAACCGAATGTTCCATCCAGCATTGAAGCAAAACTCATCTTGCTTCTAGCCCATACAGCCCAGGCACGCTGCACTGGAGAAAAGAAGGTTGGATACTTGAGTATGTGTCCGGCATGGGCGTGCAGGTCACGGCTGTGAAGGGTTTTCTCTATCTCTTTCTTGAGATCGGGATAATACATCTTGGCCACCCAGTAGAAGTTGGTGATGTTCTGGTTGATGTCATTGATGATTTCTGCTTTTACAGGGTCCTTGGCAAAGAGTACTGCAGCACCTCCGCAGAAGGCCTCTGTATAGATGGAATGTTTTGGAATGAGTGGGAGGATATGCTTGAGCATAGTCTGTTTACCTCCATAATAGGTGATAGGTGTTTTCATAATTGTATATCTAAAAAATAGTTAACTTTGCATTGTCTCACATAACTTACCAATAGATTAATAGAATAGCCCTACGGAACGAGAGGTTACTCCCGGCATTCCGTAGGGCTATTCTATTGTCAAGTTAAAAGTAAGTGAGACGACTGTTAACTATTTTACCGGGAGTTTTTCCCTCCCGTTCCTGTCTAAACCATATCTATTCCGGTTATATTGAACATAAGGGTCCAGCCATAACTGTTGCTCAGATCCCGGGCAAAGATTGGCGTTATATCGTTGGGGAATGATAGTCTCTGAACAAATGGATCAGAGCGGTCTTCCCTAAGTTCCTGTCTTATCTGGGTGATGATATCCAGCAGCTCTTCGGTGATGAGTATCTCCTCTGCTTGGTCGTATGTCCTGGATGAGAGAGGCTTGGCCACTGTTACGGCCAGTTGCATTGCATCCTCCTTCACCTTCAGGGCATTCTCCCGGGTACTGATATTCCCGTAATCAATGAACAGGTATATTCCCTGCACCATACTTATCTGGCTCTTCACCCTCTCATCATTAACTCCAAAGATGTAATCAGTAATCTGCGGGAACCTGTCTTTGCAGGCCCCAATTGCCTTGGCTTTCATCCGGGCATAATCTTCAGAGCCGTTTGCCTTGTTGAATATTTTCGCTACAGCATCCACTGAGGGGTATCTGCAGAAGTAATGGAATATGTCCTGTAGTATCATAGTATAGTGTTTATTTGTTCAATGGTAAGGTTCAGTTCAGAGGCAATTTCTCCCTTTTTCTTCCCTATGGATTTGAGCTGCAGCACTGCATCTGCAGTCTGCTTGAGCAGCAGATCCAGGTATGAGAACAGCGGCATTGCACTCAGCTCATTAAGGGAGCCATATCCTTTGCCTGCTAATGTGTATAGAGGGGCATTGGGGCCTAGCGGGTTTTTACCATCTTTTTTGGATGGTGAGTGGAAGAGTATATCATATTTTGGCAGGGCAGATATCCAGTTCACAATTGCCATATAGTTATACATTACCGCATACAGTTCCCCCTCTCCAACTTTTTTCAGAGAGATTCTTTCCATTTTCTCATTGTTGTATGGGGCTGGGCAATATAATATCCTTGCAAGGTCCTCCAGGAATGAGATATCCCGGCTGCTATGGTACTGCTGCAGCATTGTGTTAGCATCTATGTATTGCTGGGCAGTGAGGGAGGTGTTTACCACCTGTCCTGTAACGGAGAATGTATAACCTTTCAGGTTTGTTCCTGGTAGCAGTGGTACCAGTTGTTTGGCAAAGTGCAGATCCGGCTCTACATATCGGTCCATCCCGGCTGCTATCCTCAGGAATGGATCCTCTGTATCTGCAGGGAGGTGTTTTCCCAGCCATTGTCTGATGTCTTGAGGAAAATTCTGGAACTTATCGTCAGGATACACAAACTTATACGGGAAGGTGATATGCTCGCTTATGCGGAACAGATTCTCACAATAAGTATCATTCTGTGGCTGCGGTTTTGGGTTCTCCTCAAGCAGGGCATAAATTACCAGAAGCTTGAATTCGGGGAAATCCACCTCTCCCATTTCCAATAGGCGGAGAGCCTTCCCCACATTGCAGAATTGGGATGGGGAGAGCTCTTCCCATTGGTTTGGAATATGGAACTTGTTATTGACAGTTATCATAGGGTTGCGTAGAATGAATTTTTCTCTTCATTGAGGTTGGCTGCTATCTTAATGTTCAACCCTCTGACGACACTTTTTACCTCTGCCTCCAGAGCTGAGTAATATTTTTCCACATCTGCCATTATTATGGACTTCATCTTCTCCCTCACCTGCATCAGACTGCTCTCCTTGGTGTACTCGTGAGCCACATCGTTACGGATGCTCTTTGGCAGTTCCGTTACATCAAAAAGCATCACTGCCTGGGCCATCGTATGGTAGGCAAGCACTCTTTTTGCCCGGTCAAGAACTTTTGCAGATGGCTCAGCAAGGCCCTTCATACGCGGATTTATCTCATCATCCATAACTTTGCGCATCAGGAACTGCACCTTGGAGAAGAAGTATTCAGATTTGTCTATCTGGAAATACTCATCAAACTCTGCTGCTGATTTTATGAGCAGACTTGAGCGCATCTTATATTTTGTAGAGTCTTTCCACTCGGTGAGTTCAGATTTATCCAGCCAGGTAAATATGGCATCCATTGCACACCAGTAAATAGAAATATACTCTTCTCTCATTGCCTCGTACTGGTATTTGTAGAGGCTTTGGTTGGTGTTGTTTTTTGATGCTGCCCAGAAGATATGATACCTGTACATTGCGTAGTTGGCAATGGCTGATTTAACCAGTTCTGCCACTCCCTCATTCTCCAGCAACTTCTCTATTATATCCACCCCAATGGATTTATTGAATTCAATTCGGGCTTGCATTATACTTGGTCCGAGAGCCTGAAGTGTCAGTGATCGTTCAAAGCCCTGTACATATTGCGATAGGTCATCTATATCTTTAAACATAGTCTATTCTGTCTGATTCTGTAATCTATTCTCAGGTGTAACATCCTGCTGTTTGGCTATTGTAGGGCGGTAGAACCCTATCCTCACGCCTGAGGCATATTTGGCTGGAAAATTGAGCTTTATTGCGTAGTTCAACGCTGAACACACCACACTCTCCGGGATTGTCAGGCCATTTAAGTAGATGAGGTAGTTGTAATATGCATCGGAGCCGGATTTGCTGATTACCCCCTCCTTGGAAACGTTGGAAATGGATGGATCCAAGCCTTTGGCGGCCAGCATCACATAATCTGCCCTCTCATCGTATGATTTGATAGCCTCAATGTACTCCTTGTATTTCTGTGGTATCTCTTCAATCCGCCAGCGCTGTTCCTGACCATTCTCGTCGGTGAAGGAGGTGGTGGCATAGTATTTACCCTGGTTCTTGCCAGCTCCGGAGAGGAACTGCCCCAGTTTTTTGAGTTCCCTGGTTGTGAATTCTGCCAGCAGCCCTTCGTGGTAATCACATCCTACCTCCATCACATCATCCTCCCCAAAGGTTATTTTCTCCAGTTCCACACTGGAGCCTTCTGTCGCTTCACTCATCTTGCCGGCATTGCGTTCACAAATACCCTGCAGCATATCCTTCTTGCTTCGCATCCACGCCTCCGGTATAATGATATGGAGCCTTGCAGAGAGGGCATTGGCCAGATAGTCATTGATATATTTTGGGGTGAGGTTGGACCCCTGAATCCAGTCTTTCACACCTCTGTAGAAGGTGTTGAATGAGTATATCTCCTCCCCGTGGGTGGGATTCTTTATATATGATATTGCAGATGGGTGTGCCAGAGGCTTGGTGTAGTTGAATCGCGGATATACCTTGTATTCCCTGCTGCTGCCTGTACCGGACCAGTTCCCCACCAGAACTTTGTTGAACTCTACATCCTCAAAATCCGTACGGCCAGCAATATTTTCTGTAGTGGCCAGACGGCAACGGGTAACAGAGACGTGCTCCAGCCCTGCCACAGGCAATGTTCTGGAGAACTGTGAGCCTCTGGTGAACCTCCATTTGGAAAAACACCCTTCACAGTAGTAGAATGAGCGGATACATTTATTCAGGTATGTGGTGTAATCGTCCGCCAAACCTGTCTCCAGCCAATTTTCCAGCCAGGCTTTTATTTCAGGATCCTGAATATATTCCCTTGCCGGGAATCCGTTCTTGTCTGTACTCTCCTTGTACAATGCCGGTCCCCTGCCATACAGCATCCCAATCTGTTTTTCTATGAGTCCCGGCAACAGCCGGTTGGTGCTGATGAGATCTTTGGCTTCATTGGGTTCTGTGTTGTTTTCTCCATACGGATAAACATAGAATCCATTCACATTGAGGGGTTGCAATGGCCTGGATTGGGATGTTGCAGCATAGTCTGCTGCCATCAGTTGCCCTGCAGGGGCATCTTCCCCCACCTGGTAAGTATATACATCACTTCCTGTCTTGATGTATCCACGTCTATTCATACCATATTACTTTTTTCAGTTTGTTGTCCTGGTTCTGGAACCCTATATAGCGGATTAGTACCTTATAGCACATCTTGGGCTTTCCCTCTGCAGTATCAAACAAGAAGTAGTTCTTACTGTCCACACTCCACTTGTCTCTGGGCAGGGGCTTACGGCATCTGCAGCCGTGGTAGGTGGTGAGTTTGTCAGACGCCACCCCTTTGCTCCTGGAGTAATGATAGAAGCTGATGGAGAAGGTACCGCCCTCTCTGGTTATGGCCTGTGCCATCTGTAATGCCTGATCTCCTTGCAGGGTTTTCTCAAGTTCCATATTCAAAAATACCTCTGATGCTGCACGTTAAAAAGGACACCCCAATCATATTTCCCAACAATTTGAACCGTGTAAAAATATCTTCCGAACCAGCGGCCTCGGGGTCGGGGAGCATCCGAAAAAACACAAAAATACCCTCAAAAAGTATAATTTTCTGATGTTCAACAATATGACTATTTTCTTTTAACAAAACCACCCCCAAACATCCATTTTCTAGAATGAAACATTGGTCTGCAGACCGCCCGAAAATTGCTGAAAATCCTTTACGGGAAGCCATTTCTGATATTTTCCGTACACAAGATACATCAGCCCGGAAGGTATCTGTGGGGTGAGTGCAGCCTGCATATTCAGGGGCAATTTCTTCTCTGAAGACTTATCCAGTTCCACCGGCCCGTCTGCTCCTCTTACTTTTTTGCATGCAAACAGTGCATTCTTCAGGTCCGGGCATTCATTGGCATCAATGAGGATTCTTGGTGCCTGTCTTTCCTGATTGCTCAAGAGCCTGTTCCATAGCCTGTAATGCTCCCAGTGGTAGATTGTCTTTTGCCCAAGATTCATAAGCTGCACCTTAAAGCCATATTTCTCCAGCTCCGCCTTGAGTTCCCTGGCTGCCGTCTCATTGGCCAGACGTTCCTCTTTCTTGTTGCCGGCCCTGTCGTAATACAAGTCCACATTCCTGTTCACCTTTGTTGCGAAGAATTGGGCCGTTTTTCTAGCCAAATCTGCGATATCTTCAGGAGAGTAAACGTATTCCTCTTTCAGGATGCGAAGAGTGTTTTCAGCCCTCTTTTCCTGCGCCACAACCAATGATGCAAAACTGCCCGGATCATAGCCTATCAGCAGTTTGTCTTTTGGATCATAATGCTTGAGATAGCCGGCATCCAAGGTAAAGGAATCCTTCAGGTTGAGAGACAGGATTGATTTGTAGGTATAGGAATCTTCAAAGAAGTGTTTTTCTTCATCCAGCAGTGGAAAGAAACTGTTTTCCATAGATCTTTCCCGGATGGAGAATATGGAAGTTAGGAGTTCATCCATGGGGAGTGTTTCCATCTGTGTCTGGAAGAATTTCTGTCCAAGAACCTCTTTGTTCACCAGAGATGATACCCTTATGTAGAAAATGGCCATTGAACGCATCTGGTCCAGTATAGGCTGGAATTTTGCAAGGATACGTTTTGCCTGGGGCACGTTCTTCCCCTGCAGCAGGTTTAGTTTGGCTTTTTCCACGTGTAGTGACACAGAGATAATATCTTCTATGAGCTGATGGTTCACCTTCTTTTCGTATTCGGTGAACCAGTCATCTTCCCGTAGTGACACCCTGGCTGTGTCAGATACGCCTGTAATGCCACCATAATATGGGCTTCTGGTGGTCTGCTCTGCCCCTTGTGATAGCCTTCCCACGCGGAATGCCGGGAAGAGGCGTGTGCGGAGTTTATCTCCACTGTTGTGCTTCATCTCCTCAATGAAGCCATGCACTATATTGGACCCGGCAATACTCTCTGCCTGATCTGATGCCACCAACCTTATGTTATGGCCATTGGCAAAGGTAATGGTATGTTCCGGATGGGGTAACGGGTACCGGGGTTGCTGGAAATGCCTGGGAAGATCCTTTTCTCCTATCACAAAATCCACACCTTCCCTCAATAGCACGCCTCCAGCAGGTGATTTACTGGTGGAGTAGTAAGCGATAAGATTTGGAATGATATTGGAGAAGAGTGCCATATATGTTTTGTGTGCAAAGGCAGATGTTTCCCTTGGCATACTTACAGCCACTCTTATAGAGCGAGGTCCAATTATACCTTCTGTTTTTCCGGTACCGCGCCCGGCCTCCACATACAGTTTGTTGGGGTCTATAATGGATGCCAACAGCTGCATCCTGTTCATATACAAATCCTGAAAATCCATACCTCTAATCCGTTGCTAGTTCTTCAAATGCGGCATCTTCCACTTCTGCCTCCTCAAATAGTCTCTCTTTTTCCTTGTCAGTGATAGGAAGTCCGTCAATAAGTTTCTTATAATAGCCGGATTCCGCTTTACGTGCAATATCGTAGAGGTTCTGCTTTGCATAACCCAACTGCTCCGGTTTGATTCGGTCAGATATTATGAATGTTGGAGGTGCCCAATCCCCTGGCTTGATTCTATCTGTTGAACGTGTACGCAGTTCGTGAGCTTTGGAAAATGCTCTAATGGCTGCCTCCGGCTTATCCATGCCAAGGGATAGACGGGCCAATTTGTCAAACTGGTCTGCATAGTAGTTGTCCCAGGCATCAGAGGTAACCATGTTATCCATATAGAAGAAGTTCATTGCATCCTCATATATGCCTCTGGCTTGGGAGTATGTTAGGTCCGGGAACTGGCGGCATAGGGCTTTGATACATCTTGAGATGGCAGAACCGTTGTAATGCACTATGGCCGGCACTGCGTTAATCTTACGGATATAATCCTGTAGATTTTCCGGAATGGATGAAGACTGCCCCGACTGCAAGAACTCCTGCAGAAGTTTATGATCCAACAATTGTACCTCTTCAAGTCTTGTCATAGCCCAAACAAATCCTCCTTCATCCTTGTTATATACTCCAGCCTTGCCCTCTTGAGTGCAACTTCCATGGCATCAGTATCCCCTGCTATCTGCAAAGTATGTATTGTTGTCTCCACATCCTGATGGGCCAGGGATTTGCCGTTTCTGAACTCTGCTCCCAGTTTTGTCTTGGGGTTGGTGATATCACGCAGGAACTGACGTCTCATGTCTCCTCTCAGATTGGCCAGCTCCGCTATATATGTTGGAGAATGCCCGTTCATGGCCCCATATTTGGCCATATCCAGGAATTCATCCCCCCAATCATACTTGCTTATAGGTTTATCGTCTGTCTCGCTCATACAGCCTATCTTTGAGTATTGATGTCATTATTTCCAGTTTATTCTGCCAGTGCTTCAGGTGAGTTTTGTTGTTCTGCAGATCCTTCTGCTTTTTTTTATTATTTATCCATGATTTATACCGGGCAATATTCTGTTTGACATTGGTAAGCCGGTTCATGAATTCATCCGGATTGCTCAACAACAGTTCTGTCATCTCCTTGTAAAAGTTATCAGCTTTCAGTATGGGATGTTCATTCAGGAACACTCCCTTGTTATTGAAGGAGGTGAGTTCCTCCCGGCACTGACGGTTCCGGATGGAGAGTTCCGCAAAGTCTGCCACCATCTGGGCTGTTGGTTCTGTATCCAGTTTCTTCTCCAGTTCCACCAGACGCCTGAAAGTATTTATCCTGTCTGAATATATCAGTTCCGCTTTCTGAACATTGGTATCTGTAAGATCTTCCCAATTGATTTTTGGAAACTCCTCAGATTTGGATAATCTTTTTTTTTATCAGGGTTAAACCTGGTTTCCACCTTTGCGTGATATAAAGCTTCGCCTTGGTGTTGTGATACCTGCCTGTTGGCAATTATCTCTTCAGGTGTAACATAGTCCAGTAGTACGAATATGATTTCAAATGAGAGACTTTCCCCATTGCTCATCACTACGGAACGGCTCATCAGGCTACTATGTGGCTGGTATCTGCGCAGTAGAGCTCTGTCCCGGTCAATATAATTATTATTTTGGAGCTGCTGTGCTGCTCTATGTTTCTCTCTGTATTCCATATATTTCCAAATTAGGGCAGAGGTTTCCCCCTGCCCACACAACCAACTTAAAAAATACATTATGATCATGCAGTCTGCACACGGCTGACTTCAACTAAAGTATTTGCATCCAGAACTTGGAAGACTATGCTGCTCCCGGCATTGCCTATCCATGTCTCTCCCCCACGCAGTATTATACCATCTGTCTCGGCTATCTGAGTAGGGTATGCTCCTCCGCCCCCGCATATTTCCACTGTGCGGCCAATATCTGAGGCTGACAAGCCGGAGAATGTAGCAATGGTTGTAGCTCCTGCATTGTCTCCTGTGGTGTACTGCTGTGCTGCAGAGAATGCTATACTGGTGGCATCAGCCGCCAACTCCACAGGTGGTACAGTGACAATGGCTCCAACATATTTGTATGGCTGTTCAAATGAGGTATTTCCAAAAGTTACAGTTGCGCTGCGGGAGTCTTTACCGTTGAGTCTCTCAAATGACTTGAGAAGCATAGGTTTGAGATCGTTGCCCAATACCCAATAACTGCGGTCTGTCATCTGGTAGATTATGATGAAGCGGTCTCCTGCGTGATCTTCCAGGAACTGATGTATCTGGCCTCTGTGCCCACCCAGGATGAATGTAAACTCATTGGTCACCTCTGTGGTTATATCCCCTTTGCTTCCCGATGATTTATCCTCCAGTGAGTCATCAATGGCCTGGAAAGAGTGCATAAACTCGCCTTTCTTCAACGGTATGGTACCAACTTCTCTGGCAGTATTAGGCGTTGGGAATGGTACACTCTCATCTATCTGATCAAGAGTGATGAGTATCACCCTTGCAATTATCTGCTTTCCCGCAGTGAATTTGTCGGACACGCGCCCGATATTGCCAATCAATGCCATTGAAGCACACATAACGCCCGATGCGCTGCCGGCTGTCAGTACCTGATCCAATGTTATTGCATCCGATATGATTGCAACGGCAAAGAGTATTGCAATGAGCATAGGGATGAGCAGAATTTTGCCCAATATGCTCTTCCTTGTACGGTTATAGTCTCTCATATTGTTGTCATTTAAAAAAGGCAGCCCCTTGGAGGAACTGCCTTGGGTTACACATTAGGATCTTGCTACCTCCACAAATTTCTGGGTTGTTGCATTATAGTATACCTTAATCCAGTCTCCTACTGCAGTAGGGTTCCAGACATCTGTAAGGTCCGCAAACTTATCAGCTTTTGCGATGGTAGTTGCATTGGTGATACTTCCACACTCTATCCTGTAAACAACACCGGCTTTGGCATTGGTGATATCTGTGATTGCTGTTGCCTTGCTGTTCTCACAGGTACGGAACAGGAAGTCTGCCCTACCATCCACAGTTGTAGCGTCAGCTGCCACCTCTGTGACAGGATAGTTGATGAATATCAACTGGTTTGCGTAGTTATTGGCCACAAGAGAAGCTCTGTCTTTGAAGGTCTTTCCTACAAATGTTGCAGAGATACCCTCTTTCCAGTTGCTCCAGCTCCACACAGCCTCCAGATGCTGCTCAAAGGCAACCTTGAACATCTCACCCGGTTTGTCCTCCAAAGTCTGGAAGTTGCCTGGCTGTGTCAACAGCATAAGTTTGAGGTTACCCATATTCGGGATAAACTTGATTGGCACCTCGTGCTCCTCAAGTGTGAGTTGCGGACCGGTAAAGTCAAGGTCCCTACCATATTTGGTGCGATACCACGCCTTATACCATGCTTTGTGCTTACTATTGATGTATAGGGTGAAGTTCTTCACCTCCAATGGATATACATCTGCGACATCCTCCACAAATGCCTCCATGGCATCTCCTATGTTGGCCTTGGTGTAGTTGTTGTAAACAGCATCATCCATAGGCAGTAGCTTGTTCTCAGATACATAATCAAAGATCTTATGTACCAAACCTGTTGATGCAAACATATAGGATGCATTCTCACCCTTTACAGGCTCAATTCTATGGCCAAGGATAAGACGGGTATTCTGCTCATTTCTGAGTGCCTGTGCAATTCGCAGAATCATCCACTCAATGAGGTTCCATTTGACAGGATCTGAACCTGAAGTGTTCAAGTAACCGAGATATGTTCGCTCAATCCATTTGAATGACTCAAACAAGTACTTGAACATCACATCAAACACTGTTGCCACCTCAGGCTGTAACTCCATTGATCCTTTGCTAATCTCTCCAGGCTGATAGCTCTGTGAGAACTCCCCGAAGAATGCATTGGTAAGCAATTCTTTATCCTGGATATTGCTCCTCATTGGGAAAATGTCAGTAAGGTTTGGCAACATCAGGATCTGTGCAATCAAGGCATCCATACGTCTTACAACGTACTGGTCTCCAAGATTGGCATTAGATAGACCTGAATAGTCAATAGTACCTTCAGTAGTAAGGGCTACAATATTCAACATGCCCATACTCTGAAGCTCTTTCATTCGTGCTGCCAGATCCTGTCCATAATTAGATACTGCTGCTTCAAGGTCTCTCATCACCTTTTTGGCATTGTAACTCTCCATCAGAGCCGAACCTTTTGCAGTAATTTTGTTCCACACTTTGTCAAGGCTGAACATATCGTGCTCAATTCCGAACAAGTGAGTAGCGGTAGTCATACCGGCCAGCGCCCTTGCAGGTCTTACTGTAGCCTCTGGCTTGTCTTCTTGTGCCTGTCTTGCCATTTTCTCATTCTCCTCCTTTAGTGCTTTGTTATCGGAAAGCACCTTGTTAATTTGTTTAACTACTTCAGCAGCTTCTGCAGAGGGCTGCTCTTCCTCTTCTTTGTCGGGATCTTCGTTGGGATTTGAGGATTTTGGCTCCTCATCCTCCCCTGTCTCCTCTTCAGCGGCAACCCCTTTCAGGGCTTCTTTGATGGCGGTGAAAGCTGCTGCTTTCTCCTCATCATCCTTCATCTTGGCCAGATCTTCCTTCAGATCGGTATTGTACAGGGCTTTATACTCTGAAGTAACCTGTTGCAGTTCCTCATCGCTAAGTCCAGCCTTTACCTTATCCGTAAACCCCAATTTGGCCAGGAGTCCATTGATTTGTTTTCGGATTGTCATAATTGTAACTATTATAGGTTAGATAATTGGCTTGCCAAATTGCGGTTATCTGTATGGTCCAGCAGTTTCCGGGCAACCACTTCCAGACTTTCTATTCCATCAATAAGCCCCAATTGTTGGGCCTGTTGTGCATAATAACTGTCGCCCTCAAATACTGACTCGTCCACCGACGGGCGCGAAGCTTTTACATTCCCTTCAAAGAGCGCCATTGCAGGGTCCAGAATTTTCGTAATATAATCCTTAACCTTGCCATCCAGAGCATCCATATAAGTCTTGTTCTTGCGGATGGATTTAGTGGCATAAATATCAATATCCTTGATACCCAACTTCTCCCAGTATTCTCTTGAGTCGCACAATGTGGCCATACACCCTATACTTCCAATAGTGGATAGCGGTGAGGTTGCATATATTTTCTCTGCAGCAGATGCAAGATAGTAAGCAGCACTGCAGCATCTGCTCTCCACAAGAGCATATACCGGCTTGGTAAGGTTCCTGAGTATTTTGTGGGCTTCATTCAACCCAAAGACTTCTCCACCAGGGGAGTCTATGTAAAGCAGGTGAGCCACAAATGCAGGATTGGCATCTGCAGTCTTGAGTTCCTGCATAAAATCGTAGATAGAGAATCTCCACCAGCTGTTGAAAGTGATAATATCCTGTATGCAATGGAGTGCAATGGAACCTTCCTGAGGAGAGGAAGCCCATGGATATGAGAATTGGATATCGCTACCCGGTATCAGGGTAAAGCTCTTCAATGATGACTGATAAGACTTCTTGTCTGCAGCACTATCCCCGTTCCCCTCCATATATTGGATGAAGAACTCCGGATCAAGCGCAAGTACTGTAGCATTATGTATATGCTTATCTCTCATTCTCTTCTTTTTATACAAAGAAAACAAGATACAAGCCGCTACAAAAGGACTATTATTTTCTACAAATCCAACGGATAAGGCAGTGAAACCTTGATTTCAACTTTATTATATAGCCCCTTTTCGTAAGGGGTGATTGTAACCTTGGCAGGAATATCCAAGGTGCCTACATATACTCTGTCTCTGTTCATCAGAGTCATCCTTGCCACTATATTTTGGTTGTTATACAACATAACCCCCTCTTTTGGACATATACTTGTATGTGTTATGTCATATTTCAAGCCGGACGATGAACTGTCGGGAATCTGGGAGAACTGCACAGGTGATGATGATGTGTAACTGTAGTTCCTGTTCTCATCTTTGATGGAGATGCTTTGCTTGTACTGAGCATTGATATTGCTCAGTGGGATGAGTGTGATTTTATCAGAAATTTGTTTCATATACGGGAAAATAAAGGGACTGCAAGGGGACAAAATAATTATATTATTTTACAAATTCAGTAGCGTGTTCTGATGGCTGCTCTCTTTCTGGCGGTAGCGGTACCATCTCTTCTTGAGCATTTCGTATGAATCCAGGAAGTTTAGGCCGTAATCATCACAGAAAATATTGATGGCATCCTTTATGTTAAGTTGGGGATTAGCCATTGATGCTCCAGACATGTAATCAAGAAATGTCTTCTGGAACTCTGATATCAGGAGTCTTACAACAATTCTATTACCCTTGAGAGAGATATATCTCCTTGATGAGGTATTCAGGGAGATATCCTTCCCGGGAATTTGCGCACCATTCTTGCGCAACAGCTCAATTTTAATTACAGGAGCTCCAGACTCTCTGGACCTATTCTCAAGGTGCCATTGGGTATAACAGATCAGATGCTGCTTGAGCACATTCCACAAAACCCCTCCCTTACCCAACCTGACAGTATCCCCACCACATGTGTGCACTATGTAAGAATAAAGGGATTGCGGCACCCTTATTTCTACAAAATCTACCAGCATAAAGAGTGTTTTTAACCTCTAATTTACTAATTTTTAATTAAATAAGCAACATACTCCCCTCAAAACCTGTCTATTCATCCCAAAATATACTTTTGACTTAAGTAAATGGGCACTATTATTTTGTGCAACTGTGCAAATCGGGGAATATATAATCCTATTTAACTATGTTACAGCATATTACTCCACGCACTATTTTTGTTTTCCATTGCACAATCCCTTGAAAAAACAGTGCAGGTAGTATTTTGTGCATATTGTACTGCTTCTGTGCAAAAATTGTGCAGATGTATATTTTTGTATTTCAGTTAATTATATTATCAAAAAATCATAAGCGCACGATTGCACGATTTTTTTTCTATTTTTCACCAAGGGTATTTTTTAATAAATATAAAATAATAAATAATAATATATACCTGGCTCTTTTTCTGCATCTTACACACATGAAGAACATCCCGCACAATTTATTAAGCTTTGCTTATTTAAGGGGGGGGCGGGGGATTTTTACCCGGAATCGTGCGCACGATTTTGCCTTTTTTTGCACGATTCTGAAAATCGTGCGAGAATACCACGGAAACGCCCCAAAGAGAAATGCTCTTCAGGGCGTGTAAAAGAAATGTTTATAATGCCACCAGTTTATATTCCTTCCGCAAAGAATTCTTCACCATCAGAAGGGCCTTGGACTCGGCCCAGATCTGCTGCTATACTTGTAGATATGGCCTCTGTCATCCCTACAAAGCCTGTTGTTTATCAATATTACGCACATACTCAATAATACACTTCACAGAATTGTAATACCTGGTTGGGGATGTGTTTGGCCGATACAAATACAGGAATACCCTGAATTGCCATACGGATAAGTTTTTGGGTAATCAGATGACTCCGGCTGAAGTTGAAGTCCTGGACTGCCACAAAGAAACAAGTGTCCAGGTCCACATCAGAAATGCTCCTGGAGATAATCTGTTTTGCAGTACTGGGTAGTTTGGCCATCCCGGCACCAACAAGCATTTTCCCCAACAGTTCTTCTCTCCGGCCCCTGTCATTGCTCTGAGCCACCATTATTTTGCATTTTCTCTCTATGTTTCGCATAACTTGGTAAATCACTTACTTTCTTCCACTCATGTCGCCTGTAACGTATCATCGTGGCATTCTTATTAAAGTCTATACTCTCCTTGGAACAGTCATATCCATCTATATACAAGCAGATACATCCGATAATGAGAGGTATGTTCTTTTCCGGAACCCCCTTCAGGTAGTTGATCCAGGCATCATTGGGGAGCGAAGCAATGTAATCTTTGATATTTGACATTGCCTGCTCAAGAACTTTTCCTACACGATGCCGGAACAACTCCATCTCCTCTGATGACCTGAGCAAATGACAAGAATAGTCCATAAGTATTATCTTACAATGGTCCAGTCGTTTGACAGTATATCAGCCTGAGATGGTGTCCATCCTGCTAGAATTTTATTGTCCTCAGTTTTCATATAGATAGTGCCGAGTGTCTCTATGTTTCCTCCGTTCTCGTCTGCTATGCTCTTTAATCTAGGGTCTTGACACAAATCGCATGGGATGATTTCAGCGGCTTTTAGCCATATATATTTGCCTTGATCTTTCCATCCCGAACGTCTTATTCTATCGCCATATTTCATTAACTGAATGGCCTCTCCAAATGCCATAGAATTTAAATCAAGACCTGAGTTTACGTCTGCCCAGATTGCACCAGTTACAAAAGCTCCTCTTATTTCTTCAGGAGTATGTATGTTTTTATTACGCTCCTTATAATAATACTCCATCGCTGCTTTCTGTATAGCTCTATAACGATTCATTATATTACTGTTTTAGATTAGTATATTAATTATATACCAAAGGATGTTTATCCTTCATTTTCATAGTCTATTTCATCACTAAAGATATCCACCACTTGTTCCTGTTCTGGAATCAGATCATAGTAATTGCTGGAGCCAATAATAAAGCGCTCTATACCGCCTCTCTTATCATCTATGTCCGGACGGCCATCTTTGTCATACTTGGCAGCAAGACCTGTCCTGTAGTCCATTTTGTGGGGATTGAAGAGCAGCTCCCGGAACTGGCAATACTTGAGGATTTTTTTCTTGAAGAGTGTAGGTGTATAAAATTTCTCCCGGCTGGTTCCAACATTCTTCAGAAGATTATCATACATATCTTTACGGGGGATGGCATTGTTGATATGCGCATCATCAGAGAAATATTCATCTGCCCAAAGGATGAATTCCTCTCCGAGATCCTGACGGAGTCTGCGCAGTTCTATCCTCTCCGAAGGAGACTCCACAACCCCATACCTGAAGTACAATTGCACACACTGTGCAATAAGGTTCCAAGTCAGATTCCACTGTTCAAAATCCCACTCATCAAAAAAGAGCACCCCAAAATCATCCACCGGTTTATGTGTGTCGGAGTAAAAGTCTGAGAAGGCAATATTCCACTGTCTGTCCAGGAATGAAGAACCATCACCTGTGATGGAGTGATTGGTAGTGAGATACACCTTAGGGGAACGCGAGAAATCCAGCGTTACACGTCCTCCGCTTTTATAGTTGATGGTCCATGAGCCGGTAACATTAGCAAACAGCAATTCAAAGTTGAAATCCTTCCTGATATCATCTATAAAGACAACTTTCGTTTTCTCGGTCAACTCTGTCCAGACGAACTGGTCTTTATTCAGGTCTATTGTCTTGCCATTGAGATACTGGGAGACTACTGTTCTTTTCACGAGTTCCCCAAGGAGAGATTTGCCGCTGCGGCCATTTGATATGCCTATCTCACTCTGCTTCCCATCAACCCCAATGACAGCCTTGGCTGCAGAATAATCCTTAACAGAGACGACCAGGTACCCAAGTGCACACAACTTGGCAATAAGGTGCTGCGCATTCTCATTCTTCTCCTGGATAGATACATCATTGGGAGGCTTACGCCAGGTAAAATTGCTGGCGTTCTCCAAAAAACGGAGAAAATGGCATTTATTCCCGATAGGGGTAAGAGAGTACTGCCATACATCATCCTCCCCCTTGGTGACATTGATAAGATTGCCAATGAGGGATGCTGGAAAGTCCTTTTTTTGATCTGCCCAAATATTGTGTGGTATCTTATCATAGGTAGCCTCTGTAATTCCTTCTGTGGTTATATGCCAGAATTTATCCCGGAAATACATATACTGTGACCCCCTCTGAGGTACTTCCCAATAAGGTGTCTGGTATGCCAGGTTTGATAATTTATCGGGACCCAAATATTGGGTTCCTCCTCTGTACAACATCTCAAGGATCCCTTCCTTAAGTGTGTCTTGAGTGAACTGCTGCAGGTAATCCCTTATCTCCCAATAGGGGATAGTTCTAACAGTAGGAGGAGTAATATGGATAAATTCATATCCTCCGTTCAGTGTCGGGTACCGGCCAAATCCTCTGTTCTGAAGGAACCGGAATGCCCGTACATAGCGGAACTCATAATTGGTTTTGGGCTTGCCGGATTTGTCTGTTTTTACCTCCTCATCCCAAAATTGTTCTTCAGGTTCCAGCGGCTGAGCTGTAACCAACTCCCCTTTCTCATCAAAGCGCCATTTGTGGCGTCCATACAAAAATTCAGGGAGATCCTTCAGAATATCTTTATACCGGCTGCAAAAAGTTTTGGCCGAGTTTAGCCCCCATATCTCCTGCAGCTTGGAATCTGTGTAGGTTGTAATCTTGTATAACTGTACATACCTGCCAATCTTTTCCTTCTGATTGATGGCTGTATCTATATCCTCCTTCAGGGAATCTTCCTTACCCTTGAGAGTATTGGTGAGCAAATCATCAATACCTTTGTCCCCCTTTTCGTTTTTGAGGACGTGACCGAAATATATCTCAAGATATAGATTCCTGTTCTTGAGAGTCTCAAAGTACTCCTTAAAATTCTTGACTGCATAAAAGAAATTCCGTGGCCGCCTTTCCACTGGATCATTCAACTTAATGTGTGAAGTGAGATCAAAACAATCCGAATCCAACAGGAACACAACTTCCTTTACGTTGCACTTCTCAACTATTTTGATGATGCTCTCAGGAAGCTGCTTGTTTACCCCCAGATTTTGGATTCCGGCAACGGCCACCGAAGGGATGCCATGCTTACATGCTTTCTCTGCCTTCTTTTCCCCCTCCTGAATATAAAGCCTTGTTATTTCCTGCCCTGATTTATATAGGGCCCTTATCTTCTGCGGAATATATATACAAGTAGGGGCGCCTGGAGGGGATTTATACTTGGCAGGGCGGCCAGCCTTATCCTTATGCTCCTCCGGGTACTGCCATCGCACACGGAAATAGAGTCGGTCCCCTGTAATCTTCTCTCCTTTGCTGTTCTTTGCCTGGTATGTCACGGGAAGACCGTCAAGGTCATAATAGTAAATGATAACATCATCACCAGTCTTGTCAATCCCACCATCTTTACCAACGGTACCGGATATGAACGTAGGCTGCTTGAATATAGTATGATTTTCATCACCGTTGATGACACTGGCTGTTACATATGAAGATGTAAGCCCACTTTCTTTGAGCATCCTACTACAATATTCATTCTTCGCTTTTCCCCTTTCCACTCTTATAGGACGCTCGGGCTCATAAATAGTAACTCCGTAGTGATCTGCCATCCATTTTAGAGCTGACGGAAAATCCATATTATGGCCATGCATTAGATAGGCTGTGGAAGTTTTCCCCTGGCAACCGCCACATTTAAAGCACTTGAAGACCTTTTTTGCAGGATTAATGCTTAATCCGTTCTCAGCCCCGCAGCAAGGGCAATTGGCTGTATAACTTGCCCCGGCTTTTTTAAGAGGGCCGAATGCAGTAATAGTCTCAACAATCTTATCATCGCACAATGACAGGATCCGATCCTTATCGTTGTCGTTTATATACATACGCTCAAGCTTTAAGTTTACAAATGGAATTGGAGGAGGTTATCCCAACAATCTCTGCAGTTGCAAGACCCAAATAATGGGTAATGGATGCTTCCCAAAGGAATCCACAATATGGACAACTACGAGACCAGTGGCAATTCTCGCAATTTTTTCCCATCCACATCAGGACATCTTCAAGACACATATAGGTGTACCCCCCCCATTCATAATTAATCACTTAAGGGATACCTGCTGGATTCTTGGCAGATATTAAGCTCCTGATGTAACCTGGTATAATCTGCAATATCTTGGGTAAGTGCAGCAGCAGACTCAAGATCCAGGAACCTATCTTTGTTGCTAAGCTCCATTTCTTTAATATCTCCCATTTGACGGATACGCAGTTCAGCCAAAAAGAACCTTACTGCCCTTTGAATAAGTTTTAAATTTTTAGCACTCAATTCCATATATATTCTCCTTTATTGATTTGCGAGATATTCTCTGAACCCTTGCGGAGGTTCTCTGTATGCGTTGTGGTCTCAGCATTTCTGTTGAAACGCTGGTTAACTCCGGAATAAGCAGCAAGAGCAGAACGACAACTGCCAGCCTGCGCTTAATTGGGGACAAGTCCATTGATATATTGAATCGTGAACAAAAGTAAATTGTACACAATTCCGACACTTTCTGAATCTGTAACTTGGAATAGATACTAGTGGTAAGATTCTCCACCGTATGTACAGAAATGGGTGATTTCCCTGCAGAAATAGTGAGGAGATCCGGAATCTCCTTCTTGGATGCTCCCCAGGCAAGAAGTTCTGCAACTTCACTTTCCCGTGGGGTAAGCATTGCCAGACGCTGCTGGTAATTAGCATTGTAGTCCAT